AGCTGCAAGATCTTACTAGGTTCCTAGTTGCGTAAATAACAGCCAAAAGGTATTATCAATCTTGTAGAACTAATTGTTGCGGGCATGGTGTCCGCAATGGCTAATTTATAGGAGGCTGATTATGACTACGCATTTTACTTCGGGTGTTACCAATGTTTCTGGAGACGGAACATTAGGTAAATTAAAAGCTCCCGCACCACACAAGTATCATTCATATTTTAATGATTTTGATACTTATTTAGCGTCCGATTGGACAATCACAACAACAGAAGCTGGAACAGGATCAGCAACAGAAGCATTAGCAGATGGCGATGGTGGTTTACTATTAGTAACCAACGCAGCTGGTGATAACGACCATGACTTTTTCCAACTTGTAAAAGAAGGTTATAAGTATGAGGCTGGTAAGCAGTTGGCTTTTAACATTAGATTTAAAACCAGTGATGCAACTCAGACTGATATTGTTGCTGGTTTACAATTAACTGATACAACACCATTAGATGTAACTGACGGTATTTTCTTTTTAAAAGAAGACGGTGGCACATCTATTAGCTTTATCGTTGAAAAAGACAGCACACAATCTACGCTGACTTTACCAAACGCTTTAGCAGACGACACTTTTATGACTTTAGGTTTTGTTTTTGATCCTAAAGATCAAAAGTTTCATGTGTTCCAGGACAACGTTCTTGCTGGTACAGTTGTAAACACTAACGCTCCAGATGATGAAGAATTAACTGTATCTTTTGGCGTGCAAAATGGTGAAGCTGTAGCAAAAACTATGACCATCGATTATGTCGGTGCAATGAAAGAACGTACAGCAAACACTGAACTATAGGAGTAGATAATGGCTGATACAGTAACGAGTCAAACTATCCAGGATGGTGAAAGGGTAGCAATACTTAAATTTACCAACGAAAGTGATGGCACAGGCGAGGCTTCGGTTAAAAAGGTTGATGTTTCTGCATTAACCAAAGATAGCAGAGGAAGATCTTGCAGTTCTGTATCTATATCAAGAATATATTGGGCCTGTAGAGGCATGGGCGTTGACATTGAGTTTGACGCTAGTACCAATGTATTAGCGATACCATTACCTGCGGATAGCACAGGTGACGAATACTATGATTTATTTACTGGTATTCCAAACAATGCAGGATCCGGGGTGACGGGTGATATAGACTTCACTACTGTTGCACACAGTAACGGCGATGCTTATTCGATTATCTTGGTTTTAACTAAGAACTACTCATAAATACTAGGGCGGTCTTACGGCCGCCTTTTTTGTTATGGCATTAAAGAGTAAAAAAGATTCAAGATTAGCAAGAGCTGGAGTTAGTGGTTTTAATAAACCAAAAAGAACTCCAAAACATCCGACTAAATCGCATGTTGTAGTTGCTAAACAAGGTGACAAAATAAAAACAATTAGGTTTGGACAGCAAGGAGCTAAAACAGCTGGTAAACCAAAAATGAAAAGAAAATCATTTAAAGCTAGACATCGTAAAAATATACAAAAGGGAAAAATGTCGGCAGCATATTGGGCTGACAAGGTGAAATGGTAATATGGCTAAAAAGAAATTAAACAAAGTTATTAAGGGTTTGAAAAAGGCCAGTAAAACTCATGCAAGTCAAGCTAAAACGCTTGAATCAATCAAGATGAAAAAAGGTGGTGGTGCTAAATCCAAAACACCAGATAACGTAGCTAATCCATCTATTTATGCAAGAGCTAAAGCTAAAGCAAAAGCAAAGTTTGACGTATATCCGTCGGCTTATGCAAATGCTTATATGGTTTCAGAATACAAAAAAATGGGCGGTAAATACAAAGGTGCTAAGAAAAAAGCTGCTGGCGGTGAAATGAGTTTAAAACCGATACCGGCTGAAAACAAAGGATTACCAAAACTACCAAAAAAAGTTAGAAACAAAATGGGTTTCATGCAAGCTGGTGGTGCTGTGAAAATGGTCCAGGGCAGAGGTTGTGGCGCTATGATGCAAAGCAAACGTAAGAAAACAAGAGTGCCGAGCGCTTAATGAAAAAGAAAAAAGATCCGAGGGTAGGTACAGGTAAAAAACCCAAAGGATCTGGCAGAAGGCTTTACACGGATGAAAACCCAAAAGATACAGTTAGTATTAAATTTAAAACCATGAAAGACGCTACTGCTACAGTAAATAAAGTAAAAAGAATCTCAAAACCTTTTGCTAGAAAAATACAAATATTAACTGTTGGCGAGCAAAGAGCTAAAGTTATGGGAAAAACAAGCATAGCTAATATATTTAAAAAGGGTAAAGAACAAATTAGGAAAGCTCATGGCAAAAAGTAGCGGCGGACTTACTGAGTGGTTTAAGCAAGACTGGGTAGACATCGGAGCACCAAAAAAAGGTGGTGGCTTCAAAAAGTGTGGCAGATCAAAACAAAAAGCAGATGCCAAAAGAAAATACCCAAAATGCGTGCCAGCTGCAAAAGCTGCTAGCATGAGCAAAAAACAAATTAAATCAGCGGTAAGAAGAAAACGATCCAAAAAACAAGGTGTTGGCGGTAAACCAACCAACGTCAAAACTTTCGCTGCAAAAGGTGGTATGATAAAATCAAAACCTAATATGGGTTTATATGGCAGGAGCTAAATTATGAAAAATTCTAAATATATGGCTAAAGGCGGTGCAATGAAAGGCACAAAATATATGTCTATGGGTGGAGCAGCAAAATCAGAAATGAAAGCTAATCCAGGCATGGGTAAAATGCCTAAATCAGTTGTAGCAGCACTTGAAGGTGTCGGTACTAGAGCACAAGGTCAAGCTAATGTTTTGAAAGGTGCAAAAGGCATGGCTAAAGGCGGTGCTATGAAAGGTACAAAATACAAAGCAGGTGGTGGCGCTATGAAAGGTACAAAATATAGAGCTAAAGGCGGAAAGGTTTAACACCTTGTATATTAAATTAAGTGGCGTATTTAATATCAAACATACCGCAGTTTAAGTGCTGGGTTAGAAAAGAATTTACCGCAAATCATCAAAACTATCATGGTGAGTATTTGCATGCTTTGGCTATAGCTGTAAATACAATTCCAGATAGATCTTTATCATTTCAAGTAGTTTTTACAGGATGCGAAATAGATAGCGAAGAAGACGCTCCAAATGTTCATGGTGGCGCTATGTGGGCTCGAATGCCTATTCAAGCACTTGTAGCAGATATACCTCTTCAAGAATGGCCAACTCCAATGGAAGATCATTTAGCTCAACCTTGGGACTGTCTTAGCCATCATCATAGCGTTGTAGTTTTAGATCGTGTTAGTTCTAGTCCTTGGTACTGTAAGATTGATGGCGAGTTTTACCTGGGTAAATACATGTTTACAGTAGATTACACCGAACATTCTATTGCAGATGATCCAGCACAACACAAACAATCGCATGTGCTATACTTGACGGACGCTGGTCCTTATACTGGCAATTTTGTTGCATTACCAAATAATCGTGTAAGAGCAACGAATCCAGCGCTGTGGCGAACAGGAGAGGGTGCTCCAGATTTTGCACCTTCGCAATGGGTTCACTCAGCAGAGCAGCACGAGAGCTATACAGATCCGACAATTACATTTGACAATTTGTACGCTCCACAAGAAGATATAGATGAGGAATAGTTATGGCAACATCTGGAAGTAAAGATTTTGAGCTAGACGTAGCTGATTACGTTGAAGAGGCTTTTGAGCGTTGTGGCATAGAGTTGCGCACTGGTTACGATCTTAAAAGCTCTACAAGAAGTCTGAACTTAATGCTTGCAGAGTGGGCAAACAGAGGTTTGAACCAATGGTCTATTAAAGAAAAAACAGTAGACATGGTTAAAGATACCAAAACCTACAACATAGACAGCACTAATGCTACGGCACCTATTGATGTGTTAGACGTGTTTATAAGAGAAACTGTTGGATCAGATGCTACTGATATACCTATGACCAGGCTTAGTAGAGCTGAGTACGCACATATCACAACAAAATCTACTACAGGCAAACCCAACCAATTTTTTATTAATAAACAATTAACACCGACTATTTCGGTTTGGCCAGCGCCAGACAAGTCAAGCACCTACACAATACACATGAACGTCCTAACAAGAATGGACGACGCAGACGCAGGAGCGAACACGCTTGACCTACCATTTAGGTTTTATCCTTGTTTGGCAGCTGGTCTTGCATATTACTTATCATTAAAAAGAGCACCAGAGAGAACACAAATGTTAAAAGCCTTGTACGAAGAAGAGTTTGCAAGAGCTTTAGCACAAGACGAAGATCGTGCATCTTTTAGAGTTTCACCAAGTTTAAGGAGTTATAACAACGCATAATGGCTTTTGCATCTGGTAAATTTTCTTACGGCATCTGTGATATAACAGGGTTTCGCTATAAATTAAAAGACATGCGTAAAACCTGGGATGGCTTATTAGTTGGTCCAGATCAGTGGGATCCTAAACATCCACAGCTTATGCCGAAACCATCTACTCAAGATCCGCAAGCTGTTAAAGATCCTAGACCAGATACCAGTGACGACAATGCAAAATTTTTGGTTTATACCAATGTGGGCGATGGTAAATTAGGCTCTGTATTAGATACTTTTTCAATCACGGCAGGCGTAGGTGAGGTTACAATAACGACATGAGTTTTACACTAGGCACATTAAAAACAGCAATACAAGATTACTTAGAGGTATCTGAGTCAACTTTTACAACTCAGCTGCCTACCTTTATAAAAGAAGCAGAAGATCGTATTTTTTCTTTTGTGCAATTACCAGAGCAACGTAAAAATGTCCAAGGCACAGTAACCACTGGCAATAGGTTTCTAGCTACACCAACAGATTTTTATTCACCTATGAGTTTGGCTATTATCAGCTCAGACACATACGATTACTTAGATTTTAAACACCCATCATTTATCAAAGAGTATTCTTCTGGAACGACAAGAGCAACTCCAAAATATTATTCTTTATTTGATGACACAGCTTTTGAGGTTTCGCCTATCCCGGATGCGGATTACACAGTGGAACTTCATTATTTACATAAACCAGTATCTCTTACCAATGGTAGTGACAGCGGTACAACTTTTTTATCTACAGATTATCCGGACGCTTTGCTGTACGGATCTTTAGTAGAAGGAGCTATCTTCCTTAAAGAACCTACAGACGTCGTTACTCAGTTAGAGGCACGATTTAAGGAGGCGGTAGCTAGAATGAAAAATATCTCAGAAGGTCGTGGCACACGCGACGAATATCGGTATGACTCAGTACGCTCCAATGTGAGCTAATGAGTCGCATAGAGCATTTAGAAGGTAAGACAGTTGCAATAATAGGCTTGGGTGTGTCACAAGTTGATTTTGCGATTGGTTTAGAAAACAGCAGAGAATGGGACGAAGTTTGGTGTATTAACTCAGCAGGCTTGGTTTATCCGGCAGACAGAATATTTGCATTAGATCCAGCAAGTAGATTTTTTGATAGTAATGATGCAGGCAAACAAACACATGCCATGAAAAAACTTATGGCTACTTCGGATGTGCCTATCTATACTTGTGAGTTAGATCCGCGTATAAAAAACGCAGTTCGTTACCCAGTAGAAGACGTATGTAATGAAACTAAATGTGCTTATATGAATACAACTGTAGCATTTGCCATTGCTTATGCTTTATATAATAAGGTTGGTCGTATAGATTTATTTGGTATTGATTTTTCTTATAAAGAAAACATGCACTTTGCAGAAGCAGGCAGAGCGTGTGTGGAGTTCTGGATTAGTAAATGTATGAGTGCTGATATACTTGTTGGTATTAGTGGCAGATCTACAGTATTGGACTCTAATGTGCCAGCTACAGAAAAACTTTATGGTTTTCACAGATTAGACAAACCATTAGTAGCTGTGCCGCATGAAGGCAAATTTATTATTGGTCCTTATGATGAAATAAATACGCAACTAGAAGAATATGGTCTAAAAATTAATGAGGATGTAGTTCCTCCAGAGCCATATAAAGGTTAAATATGAGTGTAGAAAGCGATTTTGTATTAGGTAAAGTAGAGGTTCATTCAACAGAAAATAAGGGACATGACGCCGAATTTTGGGCAGCACAAGCTACTAAGAAAATTTGCGACATTTCAGACAACGCTCCAGCACATGTTAAACAACAGGCTTTGGCTTTTCAAAACCAAGTTTATACTGTAATCTTATATACTATAAAAAATGCGATTAAGTCACAGAACACGACTTACTCAAATTTATTAAAAGAACAAGGCCATGAAGACATGGCTAAAATATTGAAGGAGCTATAATGGCAATTACATCGGCAATATGCACAAGTTTTAAACAAGAGCTACTTGTTGAAGGGCATAACTTTACAAATGGAGCTGACTCGTTCAAATTAGCTCTATACACAAGTTCTGCTACTTTAGGAGCTGGCACGACTGCGTTTGTTACTACAGGCCAAGCGAGTGGCACAAACTACTCATCTGGTGGTAGCGCACTGACAAATGTCACGCCAACGACTTCTGGAACAACAGCTATCGTTGACTTTGCAGATTTAACCTTTGGTACAGCAACAATCACAGCTAGAGGTTGTTTAATATATAACACAAACAACTCAAATAAAGCTGTGTGTGCGATTGATTTTGGAGGCGACAAAACATCGACCGCTGGCGATTTTACAATAGTTTTTCCTAGTGCAACTGCTACAGGAGCTATTATTAGATTGGCGTAAGATCACAGCAGATATGTTAGACTCTAAATATGCCGCTGACCAAATTAAACTTTAAACCTGGAATCAACAAAGAAGAAACCGATTACTCAAACGAAGGTGGTTGGGTTGACGGCGATAAAATTCGTTTTAGAAAAGGTAGAGTAGAAAAGATCGGTGGTTGGGAAAAGTTTTCGCCATCTTCTATTATAGGTTCTGCTAGAGCACTACATTCTTGGATTTCACTTGGCGGTTCTCGCTATTTAGGTATAGGTACAACCAATAAGTATTATGTAGAAGAGGGTGGTACTTACAACGATGTTACACCGATAAGAAAAAACACCACAAATGCTGCGACCTTCGCAGCTACAAACGGATCTTCAACGCTTACTGTGACCGACGCTAGTCATGGAGCTGTTAATGGTGATTTTGTAACTTTTTCAAGCGCTGTTTCTTTAGGTGGCAATGTCACTGCTGCTGTTATAAATCAAGAGTACCAAATTGATTTGGTCACGGGTGACAATACTTATGAAATTACTGCAAAAGATACTTCCGGTGCGACAGTAACGGCAAACTCAAGTGACTCTGGTAATGGTGGTTCTGCTACAGATGCGGTTTATCAAATAAACTCTGGATTAGATAATTACGTTGAATCTACTGGTTGGGGTGTTGGCACTTGGGGTGCTGGATCATGGGGAGCAGCAACAGCTTTATCAGACATAAACCAACTAAGGTTGTGGACACACGATAACTATGGAGAAAATTTAATTATAAATCCCAGAGCTGGCGGAATATATCGTTGGGTTGAAAACGATGGTTTAACAACAAGAGCAGTAGAGTTATCAACTGTAAGTGGTGCAAACTTAGTGCCTACTAAAGCCTTACAAGTAATCACATCTGAAACAGATAGGCATTTAATAGTGCTAGGAGCAGATCCCATAAGCGGTAGTTCAAGAACAGGTACTTTAGATCCTATGTTAATAGCCTTTAGTGACCAAGAAAATGAATTACAGTTTGAGCCTTTAAGTACTAATACAGCTGGTTCTTTAAGATTGTCCTCTGGTTCTTCTATAGTCGGTGGTATAAAAGCAAGACAAGAAATACTTATCTGGACAGATACATCTTTATACTCTATGAATTTTATAGGACCACCTTTAACATTTGCTGTTAATTTAATTAATGAGGGAGCTGGACTACTAGGGCCTAAAGCAGCAGTAAATACACCAAAAGGCGTATTCTTTATGTCGAAAAAAGGTTTCTACTACTACAACGGCGCAGTGCAAAAACTACCATGCTCTGTGCAAGATTATGTTTTTTCTGACCTTGATGAAGGCCAAGCGTTTAAATGTTTCGCAGGTTTAAACGAAGAGTTTTCCGAAGTGTGGTTTTTTTACCCATCTCTAACAGATAATGAAACCGAAATATCCAGATATGTAATTTTTAATTATGAAGAAAATAGTTGGAGCGTAGGATCATTAGAAAGATATAGTTGGTTAGCAGCTGGTGTTTTAAACAAACCATTAGCAGCAGGCGAAGCCTCATCTACTAAATTTATTTACGAACATGAAAAAGGTTTTAACAACGACACTGATCCTATGGATGGTGTATTTATTGAATCAGCAGATATAGACATTGCGGACGGAGATCGTTTTGTATTTTTAAAACGCATCTTACCAGACATATTGTTTGTGAATGATGTAGGCACCAGCCAAGATCCAGCAATAAATGTTGTGGTGAAACGCAGAGATTTTAGCAATCAAACTTTATCAACAGACTCAACCACACAAATTAAGTCGACAAGCACTTTTGGATCACTTAGATCTAGAGGTAGGCAGTTTGTCTTACGTTTTGAAAGCGATGACGACAACACAGCGACCGACAGAAAAAATTACAAATGGAGATTGGGTAACACTCGTGTAGAGATACAGCCATCGGGGAGAAGGTAAATGAGCAAGCTCTTGCCAACCAACTTACCTTTTGCTACAGGCGAAACAGTTTCAGCAGATACATTTAATAGACTAATAAGAATATTAGAAATAAACCTTGGTTCAGTCGATCCAAATGCCATACAAGTCTTTAATTCTACAGAGGTAAGTGAATTGCAATTTGCTACCGGAGCGATTATATTTAACAGTACGACAGAGGTTCATCAAGCCTTTGATGGTACAGAGTTTAGGAATCTGTATGAACATCAAACATACTTGACAGGATTATCTGCTACAATGAGTATAGGTAGTGTAACAGTGAGTACGCCATGAGTGCATTAGAAGACAGTTTAAGAAAAGTTTATAAATTACCACAAGCAAAACCAAGATTAATGGATGGCTCACCATTACCAGAGGGAATGGTGCCAGGACCGACTAGAACCATGGAGTACAGAGATGCGAACCAAAATGGTATAGAAGATAGAGATGAGGGTATTTATCTGCCAAAAGATTTAGTGCCAGAAAGTAGTAGACCACAACTGACAGAAGCACAAAAAGAATATCGAAGAAGATTTTTTGTAACACCACCAGAAGGCGGTTTTCGTAATATGGATCCTGGATTCTATAAAAATTTTCCAAAAGCTATGCCAAGTGATACCGATCCTTTAGATGATATGGATGAAGAAACAAGACAAGAATTACAAAACTTACTTGGTAAAGCAGGACAAAAAGCACAAGCACCATTAGCACAATTAGCAGAACAACTTGCTATGGCTGGTGAGGGCGAAGATACAGCATTAGCGCATTTGCGACCAGGCGAGATAGTTATACCGCCAGAGTTTATGGATGATGCAGGTTTTGAGAGTGCATTAGAAAAGAAATTTGAAGAATTTAATATAAATCCAGAAGAAGCCGTTGTTGGCGCTGGTATCGCTAGTCTAAATCCGCAGACAGGCCTTGAACAATTTGGTTTCTTTAAAAAGCTAGGTAAAAAACTTAAAAAGGTTGTTAAAAAAGTTGCACCTATCGCAGCTTTCATACCTGGAGTTGGTACAGCTCTCGGTGGCGTTCTTGGTGGTATAGGCGGTTTAGCAACCAAGATTCCTGGCATCGGTGGTGCTTTAGGTAGTATTGGAAGCACTGTTGCAGGAGGTATTGCTAAATTAGGCATACCAGGCATTTCATCTATAGCTGGTGGAACAGCAGGAGGTTTTAGTGGTATTTTACCTGGACTACAAAACCCGTTGGCTGGTGGTATGTTTGGTAAGACAGGTAGCGTTTTTGCAGGTGGTCCAGAAGCAGGTAAAGGTTTAGCTAATAGATTAGGTTTTGGTAGTGGCACTCCACAGCAAGTTGCAAAAGCAGCTTTAGATTCATTGACGGAAACACAAATAGCAGAAATGGATCCCGCAGATTTAGAACAACTAAAAACCACGGCTGCGGGTGGCAACAGCATATTTAATAGAATCCTTGGTGGCAATCAACAACAAAGCACAAGCACAGGTGGAGGTTTTCTATCTGGTTTAAGCGACTTTGGAAAAACAGCTGGTATTGGAGCATTAGCTGCTGGTTTAGGTAAACTTGCGTATGAAGACGCTAAAAAACAAACAGGTGTGCCTTTAACTCCACTTACTACTATGAGTCCGACTGGCAGATACAATATCGAAGCTGAAATAGCAAGACGAACAGGACAACCAACACCTAACCCAGTTGAGTTTGGTTTATTACCAGAGGGCACCATACCAGAGCTATCTGGAGGCAAACCAAAAGGTATGATGTATGGCGGTCCTGTAGAAGATCTTACAGGTGGTATGGCTATGGGCATGCAAGAAGGTGGAGCTGTTGATATGGGTGAACAAACAACAGCACAAATGAT